CCCGGATTCTTAAGTGGAGCAATGTTAAGGTTATAAGTCTTATCCAATACAGAATAAGAGAATTTTCTACCTTCCGTAGTAATACCATCACTCTTTTGTAAATCAGCATATGTGAAATAAGGGGTATCCTTTTGGAATACTCTACAATATTCAATACCCGCTTGAGAACCATCTGTCTGATCAGTATACGATAACACCATTGACCCTTTAGTCATTTCCTTGTACCCATCATTGAATACTTTAGAAACTTGGTTAATTGCATTACCTACGTGTTTTAATCTTGCTTGTCCTTGTACCTTATCCGCAGACTCAATAAGTCTTTGTGTTTTATCTAAGATTGAATCTCCTTTGAAGTCTATGTCTGTAGATTGGTATCTATCATAGTCACTTCTTATAGATTCAAATTCCTGATCTAAGTTAGTTACCGCACCTCCAGGTCCTACTTTAAAACCTGCGTTGTCTCTATATTTTGGTGATGTCCAAACAAATTGTCCTGATATACCACCACCATTAGAATATGATTTTCCTTTTAATCCAAATTGTAATTGAGATTCATTTCCTTCATATAAAATACCAAGTTCCTGAGGACCATATACAATTGTTTGTATTTGTCTTCCATCTTTACCGATAGGTACTTGATTTGCCGGTGAATCAATTTGTGAAGGTTCAGAATTTGCACTACCAACATAATAACCACCACTTTGTGCTTTATCTTGATCAAATAATCTATCAATTGCCGTTGTGGCACCTTGTATAATTCCTCTATTGTATGCCGGTCTATATTTGTTATAATCTAAACTTGAAAATAAAACCGATCTTTGTCCAAACCCTGTGTTCGCAACAAATATTTCAGACGGGTTCTTAAACCTATTTAATATAGGACCTAAAAATCCTCCAGTTAAATTATTCGCAACATTTAGAGCCGATTCAGTCTGAGGAGAATCAATGAAGTTTTCATTAAAATAATCACCCGGAATAAATGAAACAGGGAAATAAGTCCCCGTTAGTCTATTTGCCAATCCAACTGCGGCAGTTATTGGGTTTTCAGGTACGGTAATCCTCCAATTTTTATCAAAAAATGGTTGTTTACCCGTTGCAACCATACTAGCACTAAATGGATCCTGTAATGAATCTAAATTAACCCTACCAATAGTTGTTTGTAGTATTTCACTCGCAATTCTTTCCTCAAATAAACTTTTAAGTTGAGCAGCACCAATTTTGGCTAAATAGGTATCTTGTGATAACGGTCCATTAGATCCTGTTGGATTATCACTAAAAATTATTTCATATGGTGAATATGTTGAGTTGACAAATGAAGAAGGATCCCAATAAGGTGTATATAATTTAGGATTACCAACAACGTCAGTAATGATAACTAAATCTTTATAACCACCTTCAGGTCCATAAACATTTTGAACGTATGCAGCATCAATATAAAATTCATTTACTAAATCTAATACCGTATCAGTTGGTGCGTATGGTCCTGAATTTGACGCAACAGGTAATGGTGCTCCAGGTACTGAATATTTCCCATCATAACCACCATCAGGTCCGTACTCATTAAGTGAGTATAATCCATCTGCTAATATGTTTGTTGATATTAAAGAATCGGGCGAATCAATGACATTGTTTACAGATATACTTGTTTCGTAATTAACACTATTACTACTAGGAGAATAAGATCCTGGTACCGAATATGGTTGTAAATTACGGGCTAATAATATATCCCTAAAATTTGACGAAGATGCAAACGATAATGTACTATCTGACATACTTTTTTATTTATAAATACCTTGAGAATTTTTTTATAGAAAACATAATTTTAAGAATTTTCTATTTCTTACCCACCAAGTCCTGAGTTTGAATCCATATATGTTTTTTTAAATTCCGATTTCATCTTAGGATCTACTATTGCTTCCAACACTTTTTTATTAAATTCCGCAGTACTAAGTGATGTTCCCCCATCTCCCTTAATAGTAAGAGTATGGTTAACCTCACCACTAACTGTTGTTTGTGTTTTTGTTTCCTTAGGTTCTCCCGTTATTTTAGTTAAAAGTTCATCAAGTTTTTTATAATATGGGTGATTTTCATCAATTTTTATATCAGTTGGGGTTACACCAGCCGGCCCATATATTTCAGTTACTTTATTAACCGTATTTTGAGTTGCGTTCATTAAATTACCCGCACCACCTTTTGTTATTTCTTTTAATGTTGCGGCCATATTATTAGCTAAAGTTGTAAAAGTATTATTTAGGGTCTCTAAACTTCCTTTACCAGATAATAAATCAATAATACCTCCCTCTATAGGTTGTGTTACGCCAGCAACGACTTCTCTCGCCTTTTCGGTATTAACTCCTGTTGTAGCTGCTTTAACAGATTCCTCCCTTACAACATTTATTGCGTTATAAAATCTATCCATTGCTGGTGCGGTTGCCTTACCAAATTGGGTTGCTTTTACCGCACTCCCTGTTTTTGCGTCAATAGATTGTAAAACATTTAATTGATCTACCGCCAATTCTTCGATTGTTTTATTACCATCCGCCTGTTGTTCTTTTAATTTTGTAATTTGGTCTGCAGTTAATTTTGAAACATTCACCTCCTCCATTTTACCAGTCGTATCATTCTTTATTTGAACAAAAGCCTCTCCACCTTTCATTTGTGACATATTGGCAATTAATGTCTTATCTTCTTCAGATGCCGCTAAACTTGGGAATTTTATTTTACTCATCTTCATATCAAACTCAGATGCTTTTATTGACATATTTGCTAATTCTTTTGCCGGTATTCCCATTTCTTTCGCCACCTCCATTAAACGTCTTTTAGATCCTGGCATTATTTCAAACTTACCGGTTTCTTTATTGAAACTTGAAAATTCTTTTGCTATATTACCGATCTCTTTTTGTAGTTGTTCAGGATCATTCATACTTAAATCCATTGCCTTTAATGGATCCAACAACGCACTACTTGAAACACCTAACCTTTGTAGACCAGCAGCCATTTCAATTGCCCCTTCAGGATTAAAAACTTTATCTGTTACAGTTTGTACGTGTTCCATAGTCACACCCATAGATGCCGCATTTGCCGCCATTTTAGCTAAACCTTTAACTCCATTTTCAAAATTATATAAATTCATTTTATATAAATTTTCAACAACAGATTTTGATACCGCACCTACGTTAACTCCGACACTTTTTGCGTAATTAGCAACTATTGCCATTTCATTACCAACATCATATAATGACATACCAACACCCTTAAATTCTTTTGCTAAATCACTAACATTAACTGTACTTACTTGAGCCGCAGCTCCCATTTCTCTAAGAGCTTCGGTACCCATAGTTGTATTAACACCAAGTGATGTTGGTACGTCTTTTAAAACCTGAAAAGCTTCAGTGGTTGACATACCTAATTTTAACATTTCTGGAATAGCATCAGCAATTGTGGTTCTCATTTCGCCCATTCTTGCTTTACCAATACCCATTTCGTTCGCTAAAACTTGACCACTTTTCATTAAGTAATCCGCACCACTAAAATCTGTTGGGTTTAAAGCAGCAAGCATTTGAGTTGCAGCATTCGCAGCATCATCAAAAATCCCGCCAAGTGTCGTCGCTTTAGCCGTTGTAGATTCAACACCAGAATCTAATTCCGATAAATCATTATCCGATTTATTTTTTGACCCTTTAGATTCACCATCCTTGCGAGCATCAGAAACTATTTTTTGAAGTTGTTTAAACTGATCGTCACTTATTTTCCCTTTAAAATCATCTAATTCACCCATTGATAGTTTTTACTATAAATATTTAAGTATTAAGTTTTGGGAGTATTTTCCTCTATTATCTTATCTAATAGATATTTCCTAATATAGGTTGGTAGTTTTAAAAATTCATTATATGATGTTCTTAAATATTTTGCTAAATAATAAAACTCATCTAATAAAAATTTTGAGTGATTAGAAGAAAGGCCGAAAAAACTCCACCCCAAAGTTGATACCAACATCAACTTTTTCTCCAGACGGGGCGTAAACTGTTTTCCTTAAATCCAATCTCGGTTCGTTTTCTTTAAGGAAATTTCTTATGAATTTAGAATCACCAATTGGCATATTTTGACAAAATACACTTATTTCATTTCTATCAGGACTACCATTTAATTCTAAAATGATTTTATTTAATCTTGTTGTTACCGTTGGAGCAGTATAACCAACAGGATATGAATCAACTATTTTTGCAATTTCAATAGTATCGTGTAAACTCAACATTTTTATTTTAACGTCAGCTTTAGATTGCGGTAATTTTATAGTAAACGTACCATCTTCATCAGGTTGTACTTTAGGTTTTGTAAGATTTAATTCATCCAACATTATTGACGATTCAAATGTTTGACCGTTACTTGGGTCAATAGTTGTTATTCTATATTCAGGTCCGAAAGATGTGTTTCGTAAAAACAAAAGTATTGCCTCGATGTCACTTTCTAATAGTTCTTCGGGTCTTATGTCACGTTCATAAAGTTTATTTCTTAATAAAGGTAAAACAACACCCTCATTAATAGATCTTCTTGAATCAATATTTACCAAAATATTTTCATCACTAGCGGTTAAGTACCCTACCTTAACACTTTTCTTTTTAGATTTGTAGAATATACCACCTGAAGGTAGTGTCACCACGTCATGTGGTAAGTTAAAGTCCATTTGCCCGTAAGCAGCCGTATCTTGATCCATTTTTTTATATATTTTTTAATTTATTATTGCACAAAAAACCGTATACACTATAAATGTACACGGTTAATATTAAAAGTAAATTTTTTTAGTATACTAATATACAACGATCCATACGAATATTTGAAGTGATCCCTGCAATCTTATCAGAGTCATATGATAATGAACCACCATCATATCCTGTCAAAAAGGCTCCTTCTAAAATCCATTTCTCAACAACAACTCCCGTTGGGTCTAACATCTCCAAGTCCACATTTTTCTTGTATCCCGCAGCATAACCCATACGACCTGTAACAGACTCCGCACATAAACGAATCCATTCCATAACCGCTTGAGACGCTGAAGGTCCGATTGGATCTCTAAACTTAACTGAAATTTCTTCCCAGTTGAATCTACCCGCAACATATGTTTCAGTGTTCAAGAAAGGAATGTTCACTGAATTAATTTTTAATTTAGGTCTCGAAGTACTCTCCACATACCACTCATTAATACCAAGTGATGATGGGAACCTTAAAATCCAACGGTTTTCGCGTTTAGGTTCGTAAGGAATAGGCATTTTCATTAACAAATCAGCCATAATTATTTATTTTAGTTTTTAGTTTATTTTAGTTTTTATTATAAATATCACGATAATAAAATTTTTCTATTTACTTCCATTTTTTTTGGACATATTCTTATACTAGACCAGACAAACTAGTTAATATAATTTCTTTTGTCCTCCTGCAGTTAAATAAGTCTTTAATATATTATCTTCTTTTTTATCAAAATGCTTCTTCATAGTTTCTACATTTCTTACATCATCATCTGAAAATCCAATAAATGGTGTAAAGTAATTACTAATCTTGTTTTTCATAAATGCCTTTTGTTGTAATGAATGTGATAAATTTCTCACATAACTAACAAATTCTTCCATTGCATTTATTTTACCTTGTTCAGGGTTAGTTGCCGAACCTTCTCCGAAAGACACAGGATGAAAACGACACATATCTAAGTAAGATCGTATTAATTGATCTTTAGATAATTTTTCTTCATCTGCCAAGTCTCTATATTTTAAAAGGTTTTTTGCCAACTGATTTGAATCCAAACCATGTTTGTTTTGTTTAATCAATCTATAAACCGCTTCTTTTAACATTGAAGGTGTATGACCTCTCGCAGTTACAATTGCAAAAATTGATCCATTATTAATTGCTTCCACAAAATCGTTCCAAGCCGGTCCTGTTGGTGATGACATCGCATCTTTTAAGAATTGTTTGTCACCCAATACACCGAAATCTCTGAAAGGTTCTTTATCAAAAGATACTATGGTATGTCCTTCATATTCGAAAGGTTCTTTACCAACATCAGTTCTATATTCCGCAAAATCTTCGGTAGACATACCAACACTATTACCTTCATCGTCTTTAAGATATATCTTTGTTGGCATAAACATAAGGTTATCATCCCAGTCAAATGCATAATATTTCATTACCGGAGTTTTTCTTTCCTCTATAATTTCGTTAATAATTTGTTTAACGATATGTTTATAATAATTTTTC